AAGAGAAGACCCTATAGAGATTTACTTTAAATGTTTATCGTCATGACAAGTAGATAGCTTTTGTTATCATTGAGGAATAATTTTCCGAAGGAATATTATGCCTTTTGTAATAAATGTTTTGAGGAATTCAAAAATCATATATAATAAAAATGTAAGTTATAGGATGTGACTTACCAGACAGGCAGGAAGCCGAAAAGAGAGGGGCCTTTGCAGGGGGCCCCTTTTTTATTTAAACCGCTTTTATCTCAACAACTTACCCCATAAATTCAATACTCAATTTAGGTGTGCAAATGGTGTGCAAAACATCACGCACACCTAGCTTCTCAATCCTCTATTTTTCAACACAACAACAGAAACAACTCGAAGAGTAGGTCGAGAATTTTCGCAGGAGTGAAGGGAGAGTTATGAGAAGTGGAAGGAAAAACTATTGTAGTTTGGTTTTCGTGTGGAGCAGCAAGCGCTGTTGCACTATCGAAAACAATTGAAAAATACGGTGAAAAAAATAATATTATAGCCTGCAATAATCCAATTGATGAGGAAGATAGGGACAATCAAAGATTCCTTAAAGAGGTGGCCAAATACCTTGGAGTTAAAATCCACTTTGTTCGTTCCAAGAACTACCCTTTTCAATCATGTAAAGATGTTTGGGAATATCGAAGATTCATGTCTGGCCCTTACGGGGCACCATGTACCCAAGAATTGAAAAAAAGAGCCCGTCAAGATTGGGAAAAGGCTAATCCACATGACTATATAGTGCTCGGTTTTACTGCTGAGGAAAAAAATAGGCATGAAAGGTTCATCTTAAGCGAAAAAGATAATCTCTTACCCATACTTATTCAAGAATCAATCACTAAAAAAGACTGTTACAGGATAGTGGATTCATGGGGAATAGAACTTCCTAGAATTTACAAGCTTGGGTATCCGAACGCTAACTGCATTGGGTGCGTAAAGGCATCTGGTGTTTCATATTGGCAACTCGTTAGGAAGCAGCATCCTGAAATATTTAAAGAAAGGTGCGAGCAATCAAGAAGAATAGGTGCAAAACTTGTTAAATACAAAAAAAATAGAATCTTCCTAGATGAGTTACCTATTGATGCAAAAGGGAGAAAGTTAAAAAACCTAGACTTCGAGTGTGGATTATTTTGTGAAGAGGGTGGTTTGTAATGGATTATTTCAAGCACTACTCAACGGCCTCAGATAGTCGATTGATTTCTATTGTGTTATCGGATGGCACCAAGCCTGGGCACTATGTTTATTTTCTAACAGAAAAAGATTTTACAATTGGTGATTTTGTAAAGGTTGGAGTGACTTCTCTTTTAAGGCAAAGATTGTCAATGATGCAGACTGGAAACCCTAGAATATTGGGGTTTGCAAAAATTCTCGAACTTGAGTCTGGAGCAAAGGCGCGAAAACTGGAGGCCACATTTAAGAGAGATTTCAAGCATCAAAAAGAACTTAATGAGTGGTTTCGAATTAATGAAGATATTTTGGGGGTGCTGAATGAAATGGTTTAAACATTATACTAACGCCCAAACGAGCTCTTCTTTGGATGATATTATCAATGAATTTGGCTTTGAGGGGTATGGTCGATATTGGCGATTACTAGAATTTTTGTCATTAAATTTCGATGGAGAATCGACTTCTTTTCGGTTTCATAATCGAACACTACGCGATTGTCTTCGGTTTAAAAGTAAGTTGAAACTGCGTTGCTACTTGGTTGCAATCGGGTTACAAACTGGTTTCAAAGTAGTAGAAACTAAAGATCATTTTGAAATTGAAGCACCTATCTTATTGAGTTTAAAGAGCAGGGACTTCAAAAAAGCGCGCCCCAATCGCGACCAAGAGTCGCCTAGAATAGAAGCAGATAAAGATAAAGATAAAGAAGAGAGAAGAGAAGAAAAGAAAGAGCTGCCGACTCTCAAGCAAAAGCCCTTAAGTTTGGTTGATGAATACAATCAACAATGCGCAATCCCAAATAATCTAAATTCAATGTCACATCACCTAACTGCTGGACAGTTAAAAAATCTCCATAGCCTTGAAGGCCATCCCGAACTTTTGGATGAAAAAGCATGGAGTAATTATTTTTCAAGAATCGGCAAGAGTGAATTTTTAACGAAAAAGAAAAAACCACCAGTGGACTTTGCTTGGGCAATAGAGCCCGAAAATGTGAGCAAGGTACTCATGGGTAGGTATGACAATAATCAAAGCACAGCAAGCGACTTCGATAGTGTTAGGGAGGCATTTTTAAATGGATAAGCAAAAAAAATTCTTCATAAACCAGATTTCAAGGTTAGCAAGCGTTTACGGTAAAGACTGCTACCCCCTTGAGGTTATTAATTCAATCTATTCGGTCATAGGGCACTACAAGCCTGAGAAGCTTGAGAAAGCAATCACCAGAGTAATTGGGGATCATCCAAACCCAAGATACGCTCCTGGACTTTCCAAGATTGAAGCCGAGCTTGCGAAGATGGCCGACGAAGATCAGGCCTACAGGCGTGAAGCAAGTGTTTTACCTCGTGGAGTTGATGGAGAAAAGGCCAGTACGGAATTAGGAAAAATTTTAAAGGCCAATTTTGGAAACAAGGGCGCTTAGTCTCTCGGGGGAAAAATGGAATCGGCAACACTTTTACATTATCCGCTAGAGCGTACACAGCAAACAATTCAATTTGAGCTGTGCCATGATTTTCCCAATCGGGGGGGAAGTATGGAAACGCCACAGGTTATTTTCTGGCAAATGCTCTATGAGTTAATGGAGCAAAAGGGTATTGAAAATGAACGGCAATTCGCACACGAAATAGACATACCCCCCACTACAGTAAACCAATGGACACGAGCGCAGGCCGTAGTCAAAGAACACTCGCATATTCGTAAATTGTGCCAGTTTTTCAAAGTGCCTTACGAATATTTGATGTTTGGAATTGGGATAGACGCAGATGAACTCAATGAAATTGTCGAGCGTCAAAATAAGCAGATTGAAGAGTTAAGACTAAGGCTTGGTTTTGTTGAAGGTGAGCGTGACCTTTACGCAAGACAGCTAGATATGTTTGGGGGTAATCAATGAAATGGTTATTTAGAAAAATTAAAGAATTCTTTTTCGGCAAAAAGCCAAGTGTTCCCACTCAAAACGATGTTCCAGTTGATGACCAAATCGATGTTCCCGATCACGTAACTACACCTACTACGGGTGGAAATGTCGTTGATCGTATTAATAACGGAAATCCAAAGAATCCAGATCACACTTTTCTATTTTGGAACCTTGAGTTTGACGAAGATAAAATCTCAACAATCAAGTGGTATGCAAATCAGTATACGAAAAATTTAGAGCGTTATTCTTTCGTGACTGCCAGGACAGGCGTTCCCGAGTGGTTTATTTACCTTCTGCATTTAAGAGAAAGCTCACTTCGTTTTGATAGAGCTCTTCACAATGGTGATGATGTAATTGGAAACGGGCGCCTGACTTATCGTGTACCCACAGATAGAGGCCCTTTCTCTTCATGGGAAGAGTCAGCTATTGATGCTCTTAAACTTAAAAAATATCACAAGATTACAGATTGGAGCTTGAGCAATATTTTACCAAAGCTTGAGGCTTGGAACGGTCTAGGTTATCGCTACAAGATTGGAGACAAGGGCAAGGTTGAATATTCGCCTTTTATTGTCGCTGGATCTAGCTTTCATGATGAGACTTCGAAATATGTTCGGGACCATGTTTACGATGCTCACGCAGAAGAAAAACAATTGGGAACCTTTGTTGTATTACGTGGGCTAATGGCCTTCGCAGATTTAAAACTTTAAACATTTCTGGTGAAAGTATGAAAAAATCAATCTTTTGCGCTTTTTGTGCAATTCTATTTCTTGCAATCAATATCTATTTAAACACTGAGGTGGTGAGAGCTATATTTGGCCACCTATTTTATGAAATCCCTTTCTGGGGTGCATGGTGGTTGATGCTATCAATTTCAATTCTATTTGCCAGTAACTCTGGAAAGAAACTAGAGGATAAGCTAGAGATCTTTGTGAGGTCGGCTGTAGCGATTTTTTTCAACTCAGTAAATTTATATGTAGTAGTGCCGATTGCATTGGATTTAATTGGTAAGTAAAGAGATTTTTATAAGGGAGTTGACGGGATGATTAGTGGGAAATTAAAAGATATCTACTGAACGGAGATAGAAATTAGCGAGAGTAGAAGTGGATATTTCCGTATGGATTTTAAGGGAGATTCATTAAAAAAGAAAGATGATGGATTAGGTAACGAAATACCAATATGCATATCTCTTAACGAAAACCAAGCGAGAATGTTGCAATGTTGTATCAACAGCTATTTTGAAGAGGTATCCAATGAGTAATAGAGAATTAACGAGATCGAAGTTTTTAGAGATTGCTACATCCGAATGTGACGACATTAAAGCAAAAGCAAAAGTAAGTTACTTGTGCAAAGAACTACAGCGCCAAGGATACCTCACACCAGAACCAGAAGAACCTAAGAAGCTGACTCATATTGAAGCGGCTGCTGTGATCGGTAGAGGTGGGAAGGTTGTAAGCGAGGGGGGCTATGTAGAACAGCCTGATTCAAACGGTGACATAGAGTTATATAGGAGTGTGATTTACACCGAGATCAAAAAGACAATAGAGATAGATACAACGGTGTGGGTTAATGTAAATAGTTCTGGGTGTTACCCTTACTCTAGTAGAAAGCAAGCAGATCACTTTGCAGGGTGTACTCGTATAGCCTGTGTCCCTGTCAGAATTAAAGAAACCGTGGAGGTTGAGTGATGAAAAATGAAGAACCATTGGTTTTATTTATTGGAGTAATCATAGGGTTTATGTTTTCTATTTTGTTCGTGTTTATGCTAACTGTCCCAGAAAATAAAGTAACAGATCAAAAACCCTTTGAGTTAGATCGCAAGATTTACCAATGCAAGCAAGTAGAGGTGGAGTGATGGACGTAATGGAGCAAAAGATGCAGGAGCAAATCGAGGGAAGTATCAGCGAGAATGAGAGGTTGATTAACGAACTCGCCCAAGCGAACGAGAGGATTAAGGAGCTAGGGTTAAAGAATCAGAAGTTCGCAAGAGAAAAGGGCGATTTAAGAATTAGATTGCAAGAGCTTAAGCGTGAATTAGAAGCTAAAGACAAGGAAAACAGAAAACTATCGGCAGCATTTCATCAAATGAAAAACAATGCCAAACAGCTCTTTGATATGTCTGACAGATTTCATAGCTCGATCGAATCCAACTTAATAATGGCTAAGGATTGGTGTGACAATCTGTGTGGGACTAAGGAGGTAAACGATGAAGACGTTTTTTGACTGTGTTGAAAGTCTGGGAATAACTGTTGTTACTACAGACATGAAAACTATCTGGGATGACCAACAAAAAGAGATCGACCACCTCAAAAAGCAAAAAGAAATCTTGAGGGAGTGTGTGGAAAGTTTAGGTTGGCACGCTAACGCAAAAGATACCCTGACTAAACTCGAAGCAATGGAGAAAGAGGGATGATTGATTACGGAATAGAACAAATGAGCGAATAGGAAATGCTTCTTGAAGCCGAAAAAGAACTAGACGCTATTTTGAGAAAAGCACTAGGGTGGGGTAACTATGACCACAAATAGAAAAAATGGAGAGAGAGGGATGACAGTAAAAGCGTGTTTGGTGGTATTTGAAAATGCCGACTCTTGCCTGTGTAAAACAGAAAAAGAAGCTAATGACTTCGTTAAAGATCAAAAAAGCCGCTCTCATTGGAATGATCTAGGCTTTAAAGAAATAAAACAAATAGAGGTCAGTGAAAATGAATTTAATAATAATGCAGAATGGGAATGGTAAGTGACCACGAATAGGCCAATAGAGAGTTAGATATGATTAGTTTTGAATTTCAAAGAAAGTTTTGGGGCAAGGGAAATTCTAATCAAGGTTACTGTCGTGAGAAGTGGTGGTGCTTTTTAGGTATCACCGTTATTCATAGGAAACCATTAGGAATAAGAGGATTAATTAAAAATGACCACGAATAACGAAATACAAAAAGCAGTCAAGATCGTAGCGGATACCCCTATGGATAAAATTGGATTCCCTTGCTACTCCATCACTAAGACTGGTAGGGTTTTTAGTTGTAAAAGAAAAAGCAAAGTAGAGCTAAAGCCAACTGATAGAAACGGATACAAGGCCGTTACGCTTGTAAGGCGCGATGGTAAACCAAAAACGGTAAACATTCATAGATTGATGGCAATAGTTTTTCTAGGAGACAGAGGTAAAGGTATGCAGGTTAATCACATTAACGGGAACAAGCATCATAACTTTTTATCAAATCTAGAATGGACTACCCCTTCCCAAAACTCTCGCCATGCCATTGCTAATGGATTAACAAAACCAAAAATAGGGGAGGATAGTCATTTTTCAAAGCTAAATATTGGGCAAGTTTTATTAATAAAAAAGATGACAGAAAAGGGTTTAAGCCAAAGAAATATAGCTAAAAAGTTTAAAATATCACAAGCTACTGTTTCAGATATAAAAACAGGTAAAAGATGGGCTAAAGCCATCGAGGCACTACGCAATGAACGCCCTGTGAATACCGGGGAGTTGAAATGATGCAATACGATTGTATTAAATGTAAATCCCCTTTGATGAAGGTTAAGGATGCTAATTCTTGGGAAGAAGTAAAAGGCATGGCTGTTACTGAAATTTTAACAAAAGATCGTCAGGGTCATAAAAGTGGTGAATCAATGACCTGCCGTGTATGTGGATTTAGATTTGTTGGATATAACAGGGAGCGCTTTTGGTATAAAGTTGAATCTTTTTCCAATACAAGCGAAGAGAGTCAAAAAATGAAAGTAGACTATCTTGAGTTAGTAATTGCTTTTAATGTTTCGTGGTTACTTTCTTGCCTTTTAGGCTTAACGATATTTTAAGGAAAAGTATGACTAACTATATTAACCGCCCAGAAGCCGAACAGACAAGATTCCTAAGAGAACAGGAAAAGCTCAAAAAGAAAAGATCCTGTTTAAAATGCGATAAGGAATTCAAGTCAGTGGCCAATAGAATTTGTGATGATTGTAAACGTGGTGAAAGCTGGGGTACTCAGAGCGAAGCGCTTGCTATATTCTGGTAGGCATTTAATTAAAAGAGGTGATTTGTGAATCTGAGTGAGAAAGAAAAACAATTAATTTTACGTCTCAGGCAGCTTAGTACAACTTATCCTGTAAGCTGTGACCACATAATTGATGGTGCTAAGGCCATCATTGAGATTGCTGCAATGAAAGCAATAGAGTTGCCTGAGATAAAGGCAGAAGTGTTATCATCATTAAATACGCTCCCCCGTATCAATAAAGAATCTAGTTAGCTAATCCCGTAAATTGGGAACATGGCGAAAAAGAAACCTAAATTAGGAAGCCTTAAAACAAAGGCGTGGAAGCTTCTAAGCGAAATCATTAGGCGAGAAGCCGCAGACGAAAACGGAATCTGTGAGTGTGTCACTTGCCACAAAAGAGAGCACTGGAAACGTATGCAGGCCGGACACTTCGTACCAGGTCGAACCAATTCAATCTTATTCGAAGAAATAGGTATTCACGTTCAATGCGTGAAATGCAACGTCATGCTATCAGGAAACCTTATTCCTTACTACGAGTTCATGGAAGAGAAGTATGGCCGTCATGTCATTGCTCACCTTAAAGAACTTAGAGGTCAAACCAGAAAGATTTCAGTACCCGAATATCAGGCGATGATAGAAGAGTACAAGGAAAGGATTGCTACGATTAACAGCGTTAAAGTAGAAAAAAATAACACGGAGCGAAGCGTTGAGCTTTAAAAAAGGCGAACAACGTCCTGCTAAAGCCGGTAGAAAAAAAGGGACTCCAAATAAGCGCACAAATAAGGTCATAGAGCTTCTTAAAGGTGAGGGCTATGATCCGCTATTAGAAGCTGTAAAACTCTTGCAGGAGCCCTATAAAAGCTCTACCGAACTCTGTGTTGATTATGAAGACTACGTTGAATTTTGTAGAGATAATGACCAAGATCCGATGAAACTCTCTAATTTTCTTGAGCAGAAACAATCCCAACAATTAACAGCAAAAGAAAAGCTTGATGGCCATATTAAGCTTATCAAATATGTTTACCCAGCTAGAAAAGCGATTGAAGTAAGCATGGATGAAGGGAAAGTTGCACCTGTTCTTAATATCTCTCTAACGCCACCTAAAGAGAATGAGTGAATTAACTTTCGTTCCTTTTTCTAAGCAAAACGACTTCATGTATCGCTTGCTTGAAAAGAAAGATTGCAGGGCCATTGGTGCCTTTGCTGGTAAGCGTGGTGGAAAGACTGAGGTTGGTGCAGTTTCTACGGGTGCCCTTATTGAGGATAACTTTGCCCGTGATTGGGATAGCGTTGATCCTTACGTTGCTGTTATTTCAGCACCAACTTACGATATGTTAAAAAGGCTTTCTTGGAAGAAGTTTCAAAGTTACTGGAAGCCATTTATAAAGCACGACACGAAAAGCCCTCTTGAAATGTATTGGTGGGATTCAAATGAAGAACAAGAAAAAATCATCTACGGAATATCTGCAGACAATCCTGGTAGAATCGAAGGGGTAAAGGCCTCAGTTATTTGGATTGATGAAGTCTTTCAAGTGAGTGAGCAATTCTTTCTTGAGTGTCTTGCTCGTACGGCCGATTGCGGTGGTGTAGTAATCTGCACAGGCTCTCTAGGTGTTCAATTCGTAAACCCAAAGCAGCATTGGGCATATAAGTATTTCAAAAAGAATCAATTTGAAGGCTTTGCCTGTATTGAGTGGGCAAGCTCGGAAAACCCCCACTTCTCAAAAGATGAGATCGAAAGACTCAGAGGGATACTTGATCCTAAAACATTTAAGGCCATGTTCACGATCACTTGGGATCTTACTCCAAAGAGTGCTGTCTATGACGAGTGGAGTGAGGCCAATGAAATTACAGGTTATAAGTACAATCCAAACCTAGAAACCTATATTTGTATCGATTGGGGTTGGACTCACCCCATGTCTTGCGGCTTTTACCAGTACGATAGAGAAAAAGATCATGTCTATAAGTTTGATGAAATCTTTGGATCAAAAATAAAGATCGATACTCTTTATGATGAAATTCTCAAAAGACCTTGGATAAAAACAGTCAAAAAAACAAGAATAGAGACTGCTCCAAATGGCGAAAAGCAAGAGATTCAATATGATTTTATCACCAATATTACAGATTGGGGTTGTGATATCGCAGGAAACCAAGAACGTGAACAGACGGGTAGATCAAACGTAAAACATTACAGAGATAAGTACGGTGTAACTTTCAAAAGAAGAAAAAGTGGCATCCTTTACGGAATTGCCATTGTGAGAAGTTACATAAAAAACGCTGTTGGTGCTACACGTTTCTTTGTTGATACAGAAAAGTGCCCTGAAACCATTGCCGGTATTAAGAGATATAAATTCCCAGAAAAAGATGGTGAGATCACCAATGAAAATCCTGAAAAAATAGATGATGATGCTGTAGACGAAACAAGATACTACTTTGTTAACATTCTTGACTTTAATAGAAAGGTAAATCTTTCAAGCAACTCGGTGGGAGTCTACTAAACGCCATCCCGTACATCTTCACCTATTACGTTTTCATAGTGTCACACTTAAAGGAAAAAAGGTGTTGTATGCTTAATCTTTTAAATGGTGACTGTTTGGAGTTAATGAAAACTATTCCAGATAAGTCAGTTGATATGATTTTAACCGATCCGCCTTATGATATATCACTGGGTGGTGGAGGTTGTCTTAAGGGCAGAGCTTATAAGGATGAAATATCAGACCTTTCGATAAATAATGGGTTTGATGTGCAATTGTTTTTAGATTTGTTAACTTGTAAATTTAAAAGCAAGCAGCAATTTAACCTTGTCGTCTTTTGCTCCAGAACTCAAATCATAGAATATTTAAAATATGCAGATCTGAATTCAATTCAGTATGGTGTAGGTGTTTGGCATAAAAGTAATCCTATACCTCATTGTAACAACACATATCTAAGTGATGTAGAATATATTATTTACCTAAAAGGTAAGTCGGTTAAGATAGGTGGTGATTATTCAACAAAATCTCAAGTCTATAAGAGTGCTACCAATCGGAAAGACAAGAGGAATTTTAAACATCCGACAATAAAACCAATCCCTTTATTAGAAAAGTATTTAATAAACCATTCATCGGAATGTGATGTTGTTTTTGATCCGTTTATGGGAAGTGGCTCAACCGGAGTGGCCTGCAAAAACTTAAATAGAAAATTCATCGGTATTGAGAAAGATGAAGCATATTTCAATATCGCAAAAGATAGAATCGAAAATCATGAGGTGACTAATGCTTAGATTAGATGTTTGTAAAGACAGGCAAAAGCTTATTAACTTCTTTCAAGAGGAAGGGGCATATGAGCATAAGAGAATTGAAGAGTCTAAGCTAGAGTGCGATATATACGAAGGGCGCATTAAAGAAAGAGTAAAGAGTCGTCTTCTTAGTAAATATGATAAAGAAACCGTTGATGAAATGGAGATTGTCTCTTTCATTAATATGGCCAAGAGAGTGGCCAAGCAAGAGGCATCGATCTACAAAGAAGCACCTGTTCGAAGGTTTCAAGGTGCAAAAGATGATTCAAATATCAATAACTGGTATTCTCTAACAGGGGTTAAGTCTAAGTTTCTTAAGTCTAATAGATTCTTTAAGCTTCAAAACCAAAATGTAATTTACGTTGTTCCTAAAGATGGTCGCCCAGAAATTAAGGTTTTAAAAAAGCACCAAGTTCATGTCTATATGAATGAAGGTGAGAAGGTTTATCTTCTCCCAAACTATTCCATGACTGCCAATTACATGAAGGAAGAAGAGTTTAAAAGAAACACTCGATTCACGGTATGGAGTAAGGATTATAACTTTATCATGGATGGAAATGGTGAACTCGTTTCTAATGGTGAAGAAGAAGTTGATATTAAAAACCCCATTTCTCCAAAGCTTCCTTTTATTGATGTGGTTTATGATTTCGAGGATTCGTATTGGTCGGGAGAAGATTCTGGTCTAGCTGAATTTACAATTTCAGTTAACTGCGTATTTTCGGACATTCTCTACATTATGAAAATGCAAGGCTTTGCCATTGGTGCAATTACGGGCGCTGATGAAGTCTTATCAGCGATTCAGACCCAAAAAGTAGGCGCTGGGCGTTGGTTGAAGCTCCCCACTGTTCCTTCGTCAACAGGTGAAGGGGATACTCAAGCCGATGTTAAATTTATTTCCCCTAGTCCTGATCTCGAAGCATCGCTTTCTATCTTAGAGAGTCTTATCTATGCCTTTCTAACAAGTCGTGGCGTTGATCCTAAGAGCTTTTCATTAAGCGGAGATGGACAAAGCTTCTCTAGTGGTTGGGAAAGGCTTTTAAGTCTTATTGAGAAGTTCGAAGCATCCATGGAAGACCTTGATCTATATCGGGGTGTTGAGATGCAATACTTGGAAATTGTTAAGGCCTACTGCATTGCCTATTCAGGAAATAATGAGGTTTTAAGTGAGGAATTCCAAGTAAGTGAAGCTAGTTCTATTACTGCTACAATCGAGTATGCTCGGCCTGAAATGATCGAAACTACGAGTGAGAGAAATGAGCGCATCAATGAAGAAGTAAAACTCGGTTCTAAGTCAAAAATTCAAGGCTTCATGGAAATGAGAAGAATTGAAGATCGAGAAGAAGCTATCGAAGAACTCTATAAGATAAAGGATGACAATGAAGAGTGGGATAGTATTTTTAAACAGGAAGCGCCTAAGACAAATCAAATTGAAAGCGAAATCGAGGAAGAAGAAGAGGAATAAATGATCCCACAACCAACCTTTGACGATTCATCACACAGGGTAACACTTGAGATTGACTTGAACGAGGTCTTAGGGGGGAGTGTTGACGATGCGACCGCTTTAAGTGCTGGTACCGAGATTGTTGATAGGATTGTCGAATTTGCTAGAAATGGGAGAAATGCTGCTGGTAAGTCGTTTAAGCATTACGATGAAGACTATGTTGAGAGCGAAGAGTTTCAAGCTGCTGGGAAGTCTAAATCAAATGTAAATATGACTCTCTATGGTGATATGCTTGCCCAGCTTAATGTGATTGAGGTTAATAGTGGGAGAATTACTCTAGGTTGGGAAGATGAGACACAGGCGAAAAAGGCCTATGCTCACATGACAGGATTTAAAGGCCATCCAACTATTAAAAACGGCACGAAAAGAGAGTTTCTAGGGGTATCTCAAAAGCTCTTAGATGAGATTAAGGATCAATTCAGCGTTGAGGATAGAGATACCAATGAAAGCGCAAGCGTTGCTCTTTCTCTATTAGAATCCTTAAGGCAAGGCCAGCAATCCGAAAATGACGAACGCTTATATGATTTCCTCTTTGGAGGGCTTACTAATGACGAAAATTAGATTCAAAGGTTTCGATAAAGCACAGAAGCAATCAAAGCAAAAGATTTTAAACGCCATAACTAATCCCAAGTTTCTCCAAGCTGTTGGTGATAAAGCATTGGCAAATATGAAGCAAGACTTAAGGTTAGGGAAAGATCCTGTCACAAGAAAAAGGCATTCAGCACCTCTTAAGCAATCAACAATTACTAAGCGCCAAAAGATGGCCAAGAAAAATAAGGTTTCCGCTTTCTATAAGAAATCTAGGGCCCTCGTCTTTACAGGAGAGTTGATAGAATCTCTTGCCTATAAAATAAGAAGTGGGCGCCCATTTATCGAGTTTATCGCCAAAGGAACTCACAAGCCTTATTCAGGATCAAAACAAACCATTTCTAACCAAAGACTTCTGGAAATTCACAACAAAGGCGAAGGTCAAAAGAAACGTAGAATGATTGGGCTTCATGAGCAATCTAAGAGATCCGTTATTGAAGAGACCAGAAAAGTATTGAGAAGATTATTAAGAAAATGAGCCCTGAATTCACAAGGCCCATTTGTAGGGTGTTAGCTTTTCTTTTGTGGGGAAAGTTTTACTAACAAGATGACTCTATTATAGGAGTCTTTTTTTTTGCTCTGTTTATCCGCTTAAAAGTATCACTAACGCATAATTCTATTTGTTCCTCGAAAATAAAAACTAATTGAAAGTAACCAGTTTTTACAAAGGGGAAAAATTTGAGTGAAGAAAACGTAGATCAATCGGGCGGTGCCCCTGTTGACGGCGGTGGTGCTGGCGTTGACGTGACCGAACTACAAAAACAACTTGATGCACTTAAAGCAAAAAATGAAGAGCTTATGGGCGATGTTAAAAGCAAGTCTCGTAAACTCAAAAGCTTTGAGGAAAAACAAGTTGAGCTCGAAGAAAAAAGACTGCAAGAGGAAGGGAAGTATAAAGAACTTCTTGAACTTGAGAAGAAGAAAAATCTTGGTCTAGGGCAAAAGTTCAAAACTAGATTAATGGATTCTCAAATCAAAGAGGCCGCCAAGGCAGCAGGATGCACGAACGTCAATGCTTTCATGAAGCTCGTAGGAAACTATGAGGACTCTGTAAAGTTCAATGATGATTTCGAAGCTGATAGCGAAAGTCTTGGATCTTTCATTAACGAACTCAAGGATGAGTACAAAGAACTTGCACTTTTTAAATCCGATGTAAAAGCCCCTGCTGACGCAGGGACGGGTGACGCTAAACCAGCACCCAAGACTTCAAAACAGGCCGCTGTGGACACGTTTATGAAGTTATTAGGGGCGTAACTCAGGAGTTAGAAAATGGCAAAACCAGCTAGTATTGCAGATTTAAAATCACAAAAAGCAACTCAGGTAGACCTGTTCTCAGGTGATATCGAGAGCGCAAAAAGAAGTGAAGTAGTCCTTCTTAACTTAATCGATGACCAGTCACAAAGGGCCCTACCAGGTGTAGATTCTTTCGTTCTTTTTGATATGGAAGATCACGGGATTGAAGACACTAAGACAGATGGAACTAAGCAATCTGATCTTTCAGGTGGAACAAAGCCAACTACATTGGCAATTAATGCGTTTAAAACTGTTCCAGGTTATTTCAAGTATGTCTTTGGTGAACACTCAAGACTTAATTGGGTACAGGAATTTGTTTCAAACGCACCAGAAGTTGCAATTTTAGACGTTGAAAAAGCCGCTATTGCTGCCCTTCGTGGTATCGGTGCTGTTAACTATCGTCAATTAAGTGGATCTTCTGCCGATGGTACACCTAATCAAGTTCCTGACGTTGATGATATGAAGTATGCGATTACTCTTCTTACTAAAACCAAAAAACTTAAGAAAATGAATCTTAGAGCTATTGGTGACACTGGGATGAGTATTGAGCTTCCAAATATCTTTGGACTTTATGACAAAGAAGCTTCAAGTGAACTTGGTGATCTTGCTAAGACTAAAGGTTATATAAGAGAAGTACTTGGTGTTCCATTCTTTGAATCTCAAGAAATGGCCGCTGCTGAATTTATCGTATTTGAAAGACGTGCTGTTGCCTATGCAATTAGAACAATGGCCGAATTAAGATTTCAAGCGATTGCCTCGGAGTCTCAAGATTATTACGGTGTCAATATTTCTTACGGTGTAGTAGCCCGTCAAGATAATAGGGCCGTAGTAATGCAAGCCGGAGCTGCTTACGCTGCTTAATTTTAATGGGCCTCTTTCGGGGGGCCTTTTTCTTTTGGGGAATTATGAAAGATAGAATTGTTGAAATTGCAAATATTAGAGCGGAAATTAGAAAATGTGAGGAAGAACTTGATTCCTTAACTGAAAAACTCACAAAAAGAAAAGAAGAGCTTTCAAAAGATGAACTCTTTAATTCGCTCAATAATGAATACATGGAACTTCAAAAAAAAGAACCATGAACTTTTAACGTCATTCACCATGAAGATGGATGAGTTAATAACGGACGAGGGTGAAAATGTATAAAATGTTAACATTGCCAAATATTGATAAAATCTGTGACCAGGTAAATGAAGAAGGTCTTGAGATTGTTAAGATTGAACAAGTGCGTGGACACTTGAAGGCCTTATGCAAAAAAGGTGATAAGAACTCTTCCAAGTCATTTGTAAAGAAATTACAAGGCCCTAATCAGCACACACTTATTGACTTTATAAATACCCGTGAAGGGGAAATAGAGCACATGGTTTTTCTTGCCGGTGGAGCTACTGTTTTAGTGGCGAGATTCGATAAAAACAAGTTTGAAAAGCTTGGCAAGGCCGAAGAAGAAAGAATTGCAAAGGAAGAGGAAGAAAGAATTGCAAAAGAAAAGGCCGAGAAAGCCAATGAAATAAAACAAGAAATTAAAATTCTTGAAGAGCAAAAAAAAAGAACTCGAAAAAGAAAAAGAGAAATAAATGATTTTTGCACTAATCGAGGCTGTTAAAATTGCTCAGACTAATGAACTTGTCAGAATCAATGCGAAGGATTCATTCGCTAATGGAGCCGATGAGATTACAAAAGTCGAAATAAGACCTAAGACAGGCGAAGCTTGGGTTGATGTGAGTGAAGCGGATCATCTACTCGATTGGATCTATGACACAGAAGAAATAGTTACAGCATCCGTTAGAATTAACGACACTGTGGAGAAATCTATTTCTTTTGAAATAGTTTCAGAAGAAACGGATAAGCTATTTTCTAGTGACAAGGACTTATATGCCCTTGAAACTGAAATAAGAAACCTTATCCCCTGCGAGTATTCAACTTGGAACTATAAGCATAGAGAAGCGCAAAAGGCCATTTTAGAAGAACTCAACACAAGAGGTCTTAGAGATAGTGAAGGTAAAGAGATCACAAAACAAAATATCGAGATCACAAAAGAGCTTAACGCTTGGTCTAAATATTTAACTCTTTATCTGATCTATTTTGACAAGGCATCTAGCCAAGAAAGTATCTATTGGGAAAAAGCAATGAGATACAAAAGGGCATCCGACAAAGCAAGCAATGACCGACTATTTTTAACTCTTGATAAAAATGGCGCTGGTGATAACGAGGTTGTTAATCTCGGAATTGATTCTGCTAGAGTGGTGAGAAGATGATTCAAGTCTTAAATTTTATCGATGAGGCCATGGGAAAAATTAAGTGTAAGGAAGACTTAAATAGTACCAGTGATAAGCATATCGATTCTAATTACTTCGAAATTACAGATTTTTCATTAGAGCCACTAACCACGCATCCAGGTCAAGTCGTTACCGATATTGCGACTTTCAATGTGAGCATATTTAACCGAGTCAGAAATACAAGAGACTTCTTTGAGAAGTTCGGGCAAGCCCAGCAAGTACGGGTGAAAGTAGCAAACCCCATTCTTGCAAAAAAATATGGGATAACAAATGTAGAGCTTGGATCACTGGTTTCAGACGTCATTGGCGAGGAAGAAACGCAGCGATCATTTGTTTTTAACGTAAGACTAAGAATAAATAGTGAGGGAATACTATGAGCGGTGATATTACAAAAATTAAAACGATTCCTTGTTGGGTATTTTTTGGGGGTGTTAATTACGGCTATACAGATGCACCTGTTGAAGTGTCCGCAGAAGTAGTTAAAAAAGAGGTTCAAGCCGACCAAACAGGCGATGAAATACTTCTAAGTATTGTTCAAGGTACCAACTTGAGAGTTGTTACTACATTTAAGGAACATAATAAAGAAAATTTAAAAAGCCTCTACGTTAGCGGTGGTTTGGGTACTGAATTCACTGATGGTGTTTTTTCAATTGATCCTGAAACCAATACTACTGAGGCATTATGTACAGCAGCTTCTGGTGACTGGACTCCATCTACACCTGTTATTGGTATAGGCTCAGCAACTAGAGGGCTTAACTTGGCCACATCGGCAAAAGAGCTAAAGCTTGTTCCGATTGATCCTGCTGAGAGGGAAAACACGCTTGTAGCATGGAAAGCTTCACCCTCACCAGGTGGCTTTACATATTCAGGAACAGAAGAATCTATGATTGAAGTTGAATTTTCTATTCTTTCAGATTCAACAAAACCGGCAGGAGTTGATAAGGCCTTTATTGGTGATCCTGACAATATGCCTAACTACTACTCAGAAGCTTAAGGGGAAATGAATGAGTGAAACTATTTGTTTAGATAGAATTTTAAAATTTAAGGTTGATGGAATTGAGTGCTCTTTGCGTGAGCCTACAATGACGGAATCTGGTGAATTCGCTAATAAGGCAAAAGAGGCCAAGGAAATGAGTGAGGAAGAATCACTTAGGGCCATTAAGGATTTTTTAATTACTCTTGGTGCCACCGAAGAATTCGTTAATAAGCTATCTTTTAGACAATTAAATCTCATTCAAACCAAGCTATCTGAAAAGGGAAACGAGTAGAGGGGTTTCACTTAAGAAGGGCGATCGTCGCCCGTTTCTTTGGTTCTATTCGTGACGTTGAAACCCTACCGGTCAGGCTTATAAATGAATATTACGAGTGTATTCAAAAGATTGAAGCCTATGAAGATTATAGGGCGTGTTTAAATAGTTGGTTCCCAAATATGCCCAAGAATGATCGTAAGAAAAGGCTGGAAGAGCTACTTAAACGTGCCGGCATTGATAATAAAAAAGAGGTTAAGGTCAACAGCTTTAAGGAATTGGCCAAATACGTAAACGGGGGCTAGGGATGGCAAACCCAGAATTAGAACTAGAAATTATCTTAGATGATGGATCTGTAAAAAAGGCCTTCGCTAATGTAGAAAGAAGTGCAAAAAGCACGTCCGAAAAAACCAAGAAATCATTTACGAGTTCTTTTTCAGGTATAAATACTGCCATACTTGGTATAGGTGCAAGCCTTCTTACCGCCTTTGCTGGAAAGCAGTTAATTGATGCTGCCAAAGTGCAACAACAGGCAGTTGAAGATTTTAATACTTCTTTACGTCTATCAGGTAAGTTTTCAAAAGAAGCATCTTTAGGTTTTCAAGAATACGCTAGTCAGCTACAGGCAAATAGCGTTGTCGGTGATGAAGTCATCCTTAAAAATGCTGCTCTTATCCAAAACCTTGGAAAATTAGAAAACGATGCTTTAAAAGGTGCTACTCAGGCAGCTTTAGATATGAGTGCCGCCCTTGGGATAAGCTTAGCAAGTGCGTCTACCCTTGTTGGCAAAGCTGCTGCTGGTGAGATTAGCTCTTTCACTAGATACGGTGTTGTTATTGAAAAAGGTGCCACCAATGCAGAAACCTTTGCCAATGCCCTTACCAGGTTAAACGATTCTTTTGGTGGCGCTGCTGCTGCAAAGGTGAATACCTATCAAGGTGCCAGTGAACAACTTTCAAATACCTATGGAGACTTGTTGGAATCTGCAGGTGACTTTGTTGTTCAAAACCCTTTAGTCGTTGAAGCTTTCAAGCTTGCATCTAAAGAAATTTCAAATCTAATTACCAGCGTTAAAGGTTTTCTTGGAAACGGTGGGATCAATGAAATAAATAATGAACTCATACGAACCGCCTTTGTAATAAACGACAATGTTATTATCCCATTTCAAAAGTTGCTTGATGTAGGAGACTTTGTATTTAGTTCTCTTGTCTCGGGCGTTCAAACAATCATAAATGGCTTTACTGCTTTAGGAAGCGTAACTGCGGATCTTTTAAATCTTGCTGGTGTTGAAAACGACTTTACTAGAGCACTACAGCGGATGCACAAAACCACCAATGAATTAACCATTGAAATGGCCAATGATGCAGCAAATGCCTTTAACAATATCTTTGAAAATGAATCTACTGGTATGGAGGTTTATTTAAACAAGATAGCTCAAAAGCAAAGAGAAATCATTGCTAATAATAGTCTAATTACTCCAGAAACTCAAAATATTGAACAAGAGGCGCCTGATATTGCATCCAATGAAGATGCTAATTTTTTTGATTCTTTCAAAGAAGGATTCACTGATTTTGGCCCAATGATTAAGGATAGCGAAAAACAGCTAGAAGCATTTGAGAGCAAAATTCAAGCTTTTGGTAAAAAAACTAAAGACTCTCTGTTAAATGGTTTCGCCTCGTCAGCTGCCAATGCATTTAGTGGATTTGGTGCAGCACTTGTTAATGGAGAAAATGCCCTTGGTGCTTTTGCGGATGCGCTTTTTCAGTCTATTGCACAACAAGCGGTAGCACTTGGTACAAGTTTTATGCTTCAAGGTGCTGCTATGTTATTTAGTCCAAACCCAAAGGATAATGCTAGTGCGCCTGGTCTTATAGCCGGTGGTGCGGCCTTAGCAACTTTCGGGGGTGCGCTTGGTGCAATCGCAGGAGGATCAACCTCAAGTGCTTCTAGTGCTGCTACAAACCCTACGAACCCATACCAAACCGATACCGTTACTGATTCTTCACTTGTCGAAGAAGAAAGTGAACAGGCCGAACCTCAGACTGTTGTTAATTTTAATTTCAGCGGTGACTACCTAGATACTGAGGATTCAAGATTAAGAATCGCTAGTCTTATGCAACAGGCCGTTAATGAAGACAATATAACCATAGGTGGAATTGCATGATTATGACCAAGCCGGCCTTTTTGTATGGGTATGTGATTAATGCGGATACGACTTATATTAACTTTAGGGAAGACATTGTTGAGTTAACGGCAAGGGTTAAACCTGGTCGCTATACTTTTACTGATCTTGCGGCTGAGATTGCTACAGCTATGAGCTTGGCCGGTAATCAGATTTATACCGTAACCACAGATCGAGTAAATAGAAGATTTACGATTAGTGCTGATAATAATTTTGAAATTCTTTTCGATACCGGATCAAATAAAGGACTTTCTCCTAGCTCAATCATTGGCTTTGGAACAATGGATTACACAGGTGTTAATACTTATACGGGATCTACTACAGGCAAGATTTATAGCCCTACTTTTTGGCCTCAATCTCATACGGGAACAAAGCATTGGAAGGGCTACAAAGATGCTTCAATTATAGAAACTGGTGATGGTGACGTTGAAACCTTCGCCCCTTCTGGTCTTGTTTCCTACATGGAGATGGAATTTAAGTTTATCACTGATCTTAATCCAGGAGATCCATGGGATGCAAATGAAAATGCAGTTGATGAGGTCTTAGATTTTCTATCGTACGCCATAACGAAAGGATACATGGAATACATGGAAAACAGAGATACGGTAGAAGAATATCAAACCGTTGTGCTTGATTCTACACCACAGAGCAAGGACGGGATTTTATTCAAGTTATTACCTCAAGGAAGTGGTTGGCCAGATTGGTATAGGACGGGAAAGCTTGTATTTAGGGAGCGTGTTTAATGGCCGTTAATAATGGACAAGATGCAAGTGAAGAAATTCTAAACGATGCCTTTTTATCTCGAACTACAAACACTTCTACAACTGGGAAATTGGCCCTTCGAAATGCAGATTCAGCAGACGTTGAAGATGTTCAAGGTAAAATTAATGAGCTTCTTTCTGGTAAAACCTCTAGCGATACAAAAAACGCCCAGCAAGACGCAAGACTTGATTCATTAGAGTCATCTCTACCTTTATCAAACTTTAACGCAGCAGTAGAGCCTGCCGCCTCTAACGATACCACAGAAGGTTATTCTCTTGGTTCTTATTGGTATAACGCAGTTAAAGGTCATCTATATATATGTACCGATGCAGCAGAAGACGCTGCCCTTTGGAACGATATCAATGTCGTTAAAATAAAAGATTGGACGGCAACGACCAAGTACCTTCAAAATGAAACCGTATTAAATGATGGAGTGATCTATAGGGCGATTACTACCTTTACAAGTGGTGCTACTTTTGACGAGGCAAACTGGCAGGCTATCGGAGCTGCTGGCGGTGGCGGTGGTGGAAGCCTTAGCACTTTTTATTCAGAAACCTTTGAGGAATTTACGGATGGATCAGAATTTCCATGTCTTGATGGTGGAGTGATTGGTGGCGGTACTCCTATAGCTTCTTTTGTATCCATCGAAGAAACCGAACCTCTTAATGGTGATAAGTCTATCAAGTTCACGATCCCCTCAAGCGGTACAGGAAAGTATTGTCTTCTCGATTCATCTCTACAAATTCCAGTTCCAAGATATGCAAGAAACGGGAAGTCCGCTTTAAGATTCGTAGCCGATGGAACAGCAGATTATGGCGATATCTCATTATTTCTTTGGGATACAACGAACGCTGAAACCATTAAAGACAAAGACGGAAACACACTATTTATAAACCCAAGAGCTAATATTGGAAATACTCTCTATTTTAATACTAACGGAACGGAAGCTCTTCAATGGGGTGCTTTCATTAATAGAGATAACTCAGGCGCTACACTAATAGTTGATAACGTAGAGATTCAAGGGAATCCTGATAAGAATATTAGTGTTTTTAACAGTAGTTCTATAATTTCCGAGTCCGCTGAACTTGTTGCTAACGATGGAAGTTCTTTAACATTTAATACTGGAACAAATTATGTAGCTCCTAATATATCTTACTCTCAAAAAGGCGAGTATTTAATAGGCAGCTTCTCTTTTAGAAATGGTAACGGTGGAGCTGTAACTGGAACAGCAGGGTTTGTAAAAGTTAACCTGCCAAATGGATACGAATATGACACTTCAAAAATGCAATCCGTTACTGGTGGTATATTTGATGTAGGTGGAGGTAGAGGCGGCGACGGTAGTGAGAATTTAATGGTGTCACCTGTCGGAGACACCTCGTTACGGTTCATTATGGAAGACGGGGGGTCGTTAGCTGTCTCTGACTTGATTGCTGATTATGTTATCACCGTATCATTTAAAGTCCCCATCAAAGGATGGAGCGACAAAGAGGATAATGTAATCGTTGCAGGGACGAATGATGATGCGCTAGATAGGAAGACTTTTCACAGAAGTTCAAACCAAAGCATTCCTAATGCTACATGGACTACTATTGTACTTGATAGTGCCGATTCTCAAAACGTAGGCGGCCATGTTGAATATGATACTGGAACGGGAGTCTTATCTGTCAACACTTCAGGTTGGTATGACACTGTTGTTTCAGCTAAGTTTAGCTCTTTTACAAATTACGGTTATGTCGATTTCTATAATGTGGAAGCAGGCGTAAGCATTCACTATGGGCAGCGAAGGTTTTCGTCAGAAGAAGGTGTCATTAAGAGTCCAAGGACAGTGTATCTGGAGGCTGGAAAAACTTATCTTATGCGATGCTATCAAGACTCAGGGAGTAACTTAAATATTCATGGTAATGTCGCCACCACTTATATGTCTATCAACTACAACCCTTCTTATAAAGAAACTATTCTCATGTATCTTGATGAGAGTAGGGTTAGTGGAACGTATATACTAGACGCCTCAGATACCTATAGTGTTCCGGCAACGACTGAAACCGCATTAAGGGAGTTAACCGAGCTTGAAAAAAGCGGGAATGGGTTGTCTTATAATCCTGTTAACGGAGAGTGGGAAGGTTTAGTCTCAGGCAGGTATGCTTTTAATATAAGTGCATATTTTTCAGCATTAAACTCGATTACCAATGGGGCTGTTTTTGTTTTCATAGAAAAGGGTGGCAGTTATTATGAAACCTCACTAGAAACCTTGGCGAACGGTGGAGAGGTTTGGGGTGGCGGCTATATTGAGCTTGAAATCACCAAAGGGGAAACATTTTCTACAGGGGTATGGCACAATACAGGTGGAGCGAAAACATTATCTGCTACTAGAAATAGAACTAGAGTAACGTATCACCGCATACTCTAAAGGACACTCATGGAAGAGTTAACGAGTAATATTCCCCAATTAATTGATTACCTTTTCAAGGGGGTAATCGCTATTGGGTTGTATCACTTTAAAGATATTAAGAAGTCGATGGAGACTATGACTGAATCCATCAATAAGTTAAATCTGCAAGTGGCACGAATGTTTGAAAAGCACGACACAAAAGAAAAGCAGATTGAAATAATCAATGAAACGCTTCATAGATTAGAAGGGGAAAACAAAACCCTTCGTGAAAAAATGCATGAGATCAACAATAACTACACCCCTAAGATACAAATGCACGATGAAAAGTTTAAGGCCATACACGTAAGGCTTGATAGCGTAGAGCGGAGAGTAAAATAGATGGCGCTAAATCTTAGCGATACAGCTTTAAACTACATTGATTCAGAGTTAATCCAAGGAAATATCATCCTTGAGATTGATGGCTTTTCTGAAAGATACGGTAGTCGAAAAGTTACTAAGATGGCGACCATTGGCGAGTTTAAAATTGGTGACGGTACAAAAATCGGTGGTTCTATTCTGGATAAGGATTCTAGGGCCTATATTTCTTTAAGTGGAACACAAAATAATATCACTCAAAAACTAGATCAAGAAAGCGGTGGCGCCTCAAGTGTTTCTAGTTTCAAAGTTCGATTGAGTGACAAGGGGGGAGAGCTATCTAATAAGTTTTCACCTGGTATTACTGTTCCCGACATCTTAGGAAACGAAGCCACGGTATATTGGCAGTCAGTAGGTGCAAAGCATCCCGTTGATAGTGCAAAGCTCTTTGTGGGCGTGATCTCTTCATGTTCATTTGGTCAAGGTTATGTCGATTTAAGGGTAGACCATCCCGAGCAGATTAAGAGGCAGTATCTACTACCCCCACAATCGAGTGAGCTTATCGCTGATATTGACTCAAGCACTACTAATATAAATGTAGGCGAAATGGTTATGACAGGTTCAAGCGTGACCGTAAATCCTGAAATACCAGGTGCGCCCCCTGAATACGTGCCAGGGCCGGTTGAAAATAATTATGATGGCCTAAAAATGTACGTAAGAATTGAAGATGAGATAATTAGGCATCGTGGGATAATGGAAAATGGGGATCTCTTAAATGCAGAAAGAGCTCAACTTGGAACCTTGGCCGTATCTCATGATGAAGATTCTGAAATCACTTCATTTTACAGGCTAGAGGGTGGGGCCATAGATTTGGCGCTTAAACTTATCTTGTCTGATAAAGATAATAAATCCTTTGCTTCTCTCACGCCTATTGCCACGGTTTACATGGCACCAGGTTTAAGCTTGAGAAATTCAATTCTTTTTGACGAGAAAGACATTCAAGAAAAGCTTGGCCTTGTGATTGGTGACATTGTTCAACTCTCGGGTATTAGCATGATAGGTCCTGGAAGTGGAACAAACACAAGAAAAGGGATCATAACGGGATTTGGTCAAACTGCGTTAGGCTCGTACGTGACTGTCGAGACTGAAAATGGTTTTTCCATCAAGCCTCAAAGTGAGTTCGTTGTTCCTGTGAGCTTTAAATCAAAATATAACGTCTTGCCTTTTGGCTGTGGGCTAAAACCTTACCAAGTTGATGTAATGCAATTTGAGCTTTTAAACTCAACCTATCTAGGACAATTCTTTGAGTATGATTTTTATATCGAAGATGAGATCAATGCTAAAGAGTTCATAGATAAACAGATTCTTTTCCCAAGTGGGCTATTTTCACTTCCAAGAAAGGGAAGGGTTTCTGTAGGGATTCATGCGCCTCCATTGATAGGTGAAAACTCAAAGACGATTAACTTGGGAAGTGTAGTAAACGCAAGCAGTCTTTCATTGAGTAGAAGCATTAATACGGATTTCTACAATTCTATTATTTACAGATATAACAAAGCAGCAATTAAAGATAAGTTTCTCACTTCCCAAGTGGGCTTAAGTACAGATTCTACAAATAGAATCGAAGTTGGCGAGCGTACTCTAGTTATTGAATGTGGGGGTATCAGGAATACCTCAGCAAATAAAGTTAAGATCAAAACCATTTCCAATAGAATCTTTGAAAGATACCAGTTTGGCGCTGAGACTCTTAGTGTTGATGTTAAGTTTCAAACAGGTTTTACTGTAGAAGTTGGTGATACCGTGGTTTTAGATGGTGAAAGCCTCGATCTAACCGATATCAACACAGCATCAAAGAACTTCATTGAAAGAACAATGGAAGTGATGAATAAGTCTTTAAATCTAAAGACGGGTAAAATCACACTATTATTATCTGATACAAAGTATGGAACAAATAAAAGATATGCTACTTTTTCACCAGCTTCTTTTGTTGATGAGCAAAGCAGCGAAACCGAAATCTTTATTCAAAACTCTTTTGGTACTTCATTAACCGCAAGAGAGAAAGACAAGTGGACTGACTACATAGGTCAACAGGTCGCTGTAAGAAGCCCAGATTTCTCATTTTACGAAGTTAGGCAGCTTATAGCTATAAACTCAAGGTTTAACTCTGTGACCTTGGATTTACCTCTTTCTGCAATCCCAGATAAAGGTTATATTTTAGAGTGCCCAATTTATGATGATGAATCCTTTCTTAATATGAAAAAATGGAAGGCCCTTCATGGATTCTTTAATCCTCAGGCACTACTATTAAGCGGATCGACCTCAAGATTTACACCCACTGACATTACACTATTCACAATAGGAAATCCGATAGCAATTCATAACGAGGATTTCTCAGAGTTTATTGAAACCACTGTTAAAGACATTACAGAAACGGAAGTTATCTTAAATAACGAAAGTGAGTTCCCAATAACATCTTCTCACGTTGTTGAGTTGATTGGATTTAAAGACGGTGGGGCTCCCTACGCATACTATTAAGAGGATTTATGGCCGATAAGGTTGGAGAAGCAAGAGCAGATATTTACTCACTAGAGGTAGTGAGAAAGGCATCGATCTCGGAAGCGACAGCACAGAAGATTGCCGGAGCAATTAACTTTGTTAACAATCGTCAATACGACACACACCAGTTTAATTTCAACGGGCTTTATAAACTTGGTGTAGGTGTGGTAGGTGCAGACGGTTACTTACCTGTTTTATTTGATATGGAAATTACAGGTATCTCTATGGTTAATCGTCTAAGCGGTACAAGCTCCTACACTGAAATTGATCTTCAATGGTTTAGTGGTTCTAACTCAAACGAAGGTTCGATCTTTTCAACGCTTCCAAGAATTTCCAATGAAGCATCCGATAATTGTTATCTGATATGGGATGAAATTAATGATATTGGCGTCTCAAATCCTGCTGGAACAACTCTACCCGTATTAACTAAAACGGAATTCAATGCAGGGGATGCCATCTTTTGTAAAATTAATAGCGCCATGCCGGACGCAGAAGACTGTGCTTTATATATTCATTTTAGACCAAGGTAAGTATGACAAGTTTTCCAAGAAAGACTCCTGTGGGTGCCACAACACAGTTTATTGAATCTTTAGAAACAAATCATGGCATTACTTTAAGAGAAAATAATGGTGCCTCACCTGTTAGCTCGGGTGGTGGTAGAAATATCTATCTAACCGTTCCAAGTGGGCATTATGCAAAAGTAAGTAGCTATGCAGGGGCATCGGTTCTAGTTCAAGGTCGTTATAGTGTCTCACTAAGGGGAAATATCGATGAAGGAAGTGACCAAAAGATTGTTTCAGACTTTCTATTAACCGAAGGGCAAGTTGTTAACGGTACTTTCTTCTATTTGTTGTACGAGGTTTAGATGGCAAGCTATGGAGTTAATAAAGTTGTAAATATTTACGCTGTTGAATTTAGAGATACCTCTGGGGCATCATCGAGCTATTCCTACACTTGCCCAGCAGGAAAAAGAGCAGAAGTTTCTCTGGGCGTAAATGCCAGCTCTAGCGCATCGGGAAGCTATTCAACTGAGGTTTTAGTTAAGGGAATATCTGTTTTCTCAGACACGGGAGCCTGTAATTTTTCAAAAGGCATGATTTACTTAAATGCTGGTGAGTCGGTTAGTATTACTAATGATCTCAGTTCTGGAAGGGCTGCACGTGGATTCATTAACGCTTTAGAGTACGAGGCATAAATGGCAAGTCTAATAGGAGAACCGGCAGTAGGTTATTTTTTCCAAGATTGGAATTCTAGCGGTAGCGATGGAGATTTCAATTACAATGTTCCAGCTGGAAAATATGCAAGACTTACACTTAAGGATTTTCATATAAGAGTAAGTGGTGGATTCATGGATCTAGGTTTTGGTATTTTTCAAGCGACAAGTGCTACAAGTGGAGATCCTGACGAGTGGAACAATTTCGTTGTTGTGGGCCCTACAAATATTAAAATCTATTCAGGCGCACAGGCTAAAATATTCATCACGCTACATAATACGCCTTAGTAACCTATCAAGCGTACAAGCAGCGATTAATAAACCCACCTCTTTCATAATCAATACACGATGAACCACTTACAAAGGGTGAGATATGCAAGGTATTGAACAAATTAATGAACTATTTGACGGGTTAGACGTAATTGCTGAAACTGCCGGCAAGGTTTACTAGGATAAGAAGATTGATGTAGCTGATTTACCTCACGCTATTGAAATGCTTGTTAAAGCTGAAACTCTTATGGAAGCTTTTAAAGGTCTTTCTCAAATCAAGGAAGAGGCCAAGGATCTTCAAAGCGAAGAAATGCTAGTTATTGCCACTCGTATGATTCAGGTAGGTAATAAGTACGAAGCTGCTAGAAAAGGTGCTTAAGATGATAGGGGAGTTCTTCCCCTATTTACTTTTACTCTTATTACTCGTGATATTGGGGAAATATGCTTGAGACAATTACATTAGCTTTTAAGGCAATTATCGAAATCCCTAAGATTTTAAATCGAATGGAAACAACGATTGGTCAAGTGCAAGATTCTAGGGTTGATCGTGAATTGATCGAAGTAAAAGAGCAGTTAAACATTCTAACTAATAGGCTAAAAGATGCGCCAACTCGTGAAGAGATGCTTAATATTGTCGCTGCTATTAACAATAGTTAGCTGCAATGATGACATGAAACCCCCTTTAGTTGAACTTTGTGGAGTCACAAAGGAAAAAGACTTTGCTTGTAATGATATGAGAAAGAAGGAAGGGGAGCAAAAATATTACAGGGCCCCAATTGTAGGGGATCTTTGCACCTCACCAGATGATTATAAACAAACAAAAATATGGGTAACTGAAAAAGTTACCGATCTGGTCAAGTGTGAAAGAGAGTTAAAGAGATTAAAAAGACGTTGTAATTGATCTTTCGTTAACCTCGTTCTACAAAGACCTATGCTTATAAAGGTCTTCTCGCCATATATTTCTGAATATTCGTTTGAAATCATTGAATACAAGGTTTTGAAAATATCCAAACAGCTTGGAAGGCCAGCAATCCTAGTTGAATCAAAAGATGGTTTTAAGTTTTCTTTTGTGAATTTAGAACTTCTTGGTTGGAGAGTGTCCTATTGGGAAGAAGATGATTCAGTCACCTATGGGCCTATTGGTGAAAAGAGTCTTGAAATAATACAGGCCCTCTACGAGAAAGGGCCTAAAAGAATTAAATAGGATTACCAGTTAATTAAATATTGATTTTAATATACTAGGCGGCCTTATCCTTATCTTCAATCACTCCATTAACGGTATTCTTGAAATCAAATGGCTTACTGATATCTTTAATTGTAAAACTTGTATCATTTCCAGTTGAGAAAATTATATTACCAGCACCAAACATTCGTTGAGATAATGATTGCTTTACTTGGATATCATTGATTTTGTGAATCATTGTTTCGGAAACGTTTCTAGCAAGTATCCCACTTCCCAAATATACTTTCTTAGTTGTTATCCTGTAATCTTTTACATAATTAGATAAGGATTTCCATAATAGGGGAACCATTAAAAATACACCAATAGGGATCGGGTTCCCTTTGTCTGAACCTCCTAAAAGGTGTGCAGTTATTATCATGACCCCCATAAGAAATATAAACGATTGGGGAAGTATACTAATCCAATGGATTTTTGCTTTTTGGAGAACTTTTTCATCACTACTTAAATTTAGACTCATTAACATTTCCTTTTGTATAGTTTTCTACATTATCGCTCACAACCGTTATTTACTTTAAAAATACATGGTCAAGATTTCTTGTACTTTCTAGGTAAAGATATTTTATAGGCAAATGTTTCGTTTTCTAAATTATTCCGATCTGATTATCTATAAACCATCTTAATTGGTCGATAATTTATATGTGATTGAAAAAGTTAAAAACTTAAGCATTTCTATTCGTAGGCTATACTACGATCGTGAGAGAGTAATCAAATTAGATAAAGATTACTTAATATTCATTTGTGAGAATGGGCATATTTATCGAATTGAGAAAATCAGTAAGGAAAAGGATAGACCGCCATTAAAAATTGTCACACTAGACTGACTCTTTTCTTCTTTTGTTTTCAACGTCTAAAAAGCTATCGGCTTGGTCAATTAAGTCTTGGATCATTTCAGTGTTGTTAATCATGCTTGATTTTTGAAAGAGCTCAACTAGGAGCTGGTCACGGGATTGGACTAATTGAGATTCTGAGGTTCCAAAGAGTTCCGACTCTGTTAAGCCAGTTGCCTTTATAAGTTTATTGACCGTGCTTTCTCTAACGGTCCCTATATTGCCGGACTCTATTTCTTGATAGCCTCTTGTTGAAAGGTCGCAATACTCGGCCATCTCAGCTTGGGTAAATCCCTTAGCTTTCCTAAATGCCCGAATGTTGGTTCCTAATCTTTTTACAATTTGCATCAATACCCATTATAAGTGTGTGTAAAAATTACTAAACACAAATAAACTTCATAAATATATTGTTAAGCACATTAAAAATGTGTATATTTAACACACGGAAACAAAAGATATGCGAGGAAGCATGGCGATTAAGAATTTTGACAATACAAAATTAAAAGAAATGCTAGAGAATTCTGGCCAGAGGGTAAAGTTTGTAGCTGATAAGATTGGCGTCTCTAAGTACACACTTTACGGATATTTGAATGGATATGCGTCGCCATCGCTTCCTGTAGCAATGCTTCTGGCTCAGCACTTTAATTGTGAGATAGAGGACTTTCAGGCAAGCAAGGCTGCCTAAGAAATAAACCAAATTAAAACTTATTGAAATAGATATTGAAAATATTGCACGGATTCGTGCGTAAAAAATGAGGGCACTATGAATAATTATGAAAAAGAGAAAATGGCAGTACATCTTATCGACTCTCTCTCTATTGAAGAAATGGATACAAGTAGAGAGATCCTGCAAGCCACCCTCAGTTATGTAGCAAGAACAATATTAAAAGAAACCTATGACGTGGAAGCCTCTAGTGAAGACCTAGAAAGCAAGTTTGGGAATACACCAGAGACAATCCTAGAGGAAGTTGAATCCCTTATTGAAAAGAGAATAGGGCAAAGGCTTTCTTTTCACGACGATGGAACAGTTACAAATGAAGTTGATCTTAATCACTTCGATCTTAGGAGGGCATAGGCATGAAAAAACTAATGAGCAATAGTGAGTACCACTCAAATGAAGCAATCGGATCTACCCTTCTCAAGGGGATTCATAGCAAAACAGTTTTACACGCAATAAATAAAAAGTTTGAAGAAACGCCTAGTTTAATTCTTGGTAGCGCTACTCATGCAGCAATTTTGGAGCCGGAAACTTTTAAGAAAGAATATGCCGTTGCTCCAAAGGTTGACAGAAGAACAAAGGAAGGAAAAGCAATGTGGGCATCTTTTGTAGCTGAGTCGAATGGTAAAACTGTTCTTACAGAAGACCAAAGCTTAGTCGTTGACAGTATTTCACACTCTGTTCTTTCTCATCCAGTAGCAAAAAAGGTTTTAACTGGTGGCGAGTCTGAATCCTCTTACTTTGCACAGGACGAGAAAACGGGGCTCATGCTTAAGTGTCGGCCTGACTATGTAAATGGTGGCGCATTGATTGATCTTAAGACAACTAGAGATGCAAGCTTTGAGGGATTCTCTAAACAAATTGGACAACTTGGTTATCACCTCCAAGCTGCCTTTTATTTAGACGTTTTCAATAAGGCCAATGGCACGGACTTTAAAGACTTCTTTTTTGTTGCCGTTGAGAATGTAGCCCCTTATGGAGTAGCAGTTTATCAACTCGATGAAGCTCATATTGATGCCGGACGTGCAGCATACAGAGCAGCACTAGACCAATATGCTGAATACTTAGAAGCAAAGCTCAATGATAATGATATCGATGTTCTTTATGGATATCCTTGCGAGATTCAAAAAATTCAAGTTCCTTACTATTTCTTAGACCAAATCAAGGCGGTTTAATATGGCCAATGAAATTATTGAAGTTAAAAACGAAATCAAGTCTGAATTATCTCTAACTGGTGGTGACATTCAACGTGTTGCGGATCACCTTAAAGTTGTTAAAGATGCTGTAAAAAATATTATGAATGAAGGGATAAATAGTGACTATGCCATTATTCCGGGTACGCCCAAAAAGTCTCTTTTAAAACCAGGCGCAGAAAAACTAATGAGACTGTTTGGCCTTGGCGTGAGATTTCAAAAAGTTTCAGATGAGTGCCAGTTTGACTTAGTTGAAAACTTTGCAATGTTCACCTATGTAGCTGAGGTTTATCACCTTAAAACTGGGCTTACTATAGCTCAATGCGAGGCAACAGCTAACTCTCAAGAGAAGAAGTACGCCACCAAGACGGTATGGACTAATAACGTAAAAACCACTGTGCCAATGCCCGTAGCTGATATTTTAAATACGCTTAAAAAAATGGCGCAAAAAAGAGCAATGGTTGGTGCTGTCATAATCGCAGTTGGGGCAAGTGATTACTTTTCACAAGATGAGGACGAAATTTCAGCACAACAACCAGAAAGAAAGCAAGCTGAAAAAGTAAGCCAAGACCGATTCAATGGCGGTGATGATGCAGGATCATACGTTATGAAAGTAGGTCCTAGAAAAGGGAAGACTTTAAACGAGCTAGGAATTGAGCAAGTGAAAAAAGACCTTAACTATTGGGCATCAAGAGCTACTGATGGCCCAGCAATGGAATTCGTAAACAAAGCAAGAGAATTCACTAGAGGTGCAGCATGATTAACAAGGTTCAATTGATCGGACGAGCAGGAGCCGACCCATCCTTAAAATACACAGCAAGTTCAAAAGCAGTATGTGGACTATCCCTCGCAACAACAGAAGCATGGAAAGACAAAGACGGGAATAAAAAAGAAAGCACAGAATGGCATAGGCTCGTGGTTTGGGGCAAGGGTGCTGAGACTGTAAACAAGTACGTCAAAAAGGGAAGTCTCCTTTACATAGAAGGAACACTCAAAACTAGGTCTTGGGAAGATAGTAATGGTCAAAAGAAATTTAGCACAGAGATTCACGTTAAGGATTTCAAATTTCTCTCGTCAAATACGCAAAACGATAATTCTACTCAAGATAATAGTGAAAGCATTGTAACTGAGGAAGATCATGGCTTTACGGTTGATGATCTACCTTTCTAGGGGTTGTTATGAATGAACTAGTTGTAATTAACGAATCAAAAGAAAAAGAAATTGAAATATTCTCCACACCAAAAGGGCTCGAGCCAATATTGGTTGAGATAAGAAAACAGCTTGATGAATTTGTTCCAGATATGACCACCAATAAGGGACGCAACGAAATCAGAACAATGGCCCAAAAGGTTAGAAATACCAAGTCATACATTGATGGAAAAGGTAAGGATCTCGTAGCTGAATTAAAAGATATCCCAAAAAAAATTGATGCTGAAAGAAAAAGAGTAAGGGATACACTCGATAAATGGCGAGATGAAGTGAGAAAACCTTTAACCGATTGGGAAAATGCTGAAAAGGAAAGGGTTAAGTTCTACGAGAATAAACTAAGGGCACTAGAGGGCTATCTCGTTCCAAATATGGAATTACCTTCTGATCTACTAAAGACAGATTTAAGTGATATTGAAAATTATGAAATCACAGATGAGTGGAAAGAGTTCAAAGAAAAAGGCCTAGAACTTAAGCAAAAAGGTATAGATGCTCATACTGCCGCTTTAGAAAAAGTCATAAAAGCAGAAAAAGAGAGAGAAGAACTCGAAAGACTTAGAAAGGCCGAGGAAGAAAGGAAAATAAAAGAACACGAAGAAAACCTTAAGAAAGAAGCGGCAGAAAAAGCAAGGCGAGAAGCAGAAGAAAAGGCCTTGAAAGAAAAAGAAGAGTATGAGCGTAAGCAAAGAGAGCATGAAGAGCAGATCAAAAGACAAGAGAAAGAAAGGGCTGAAGCAGAAAAACGTGCAGAACAAGCCAGACTAGATGCTATTGAAAAAGAAAAGCAGTTGAAGCTCCAAGCCGAACGTGAAAAGCAAGAGGCTATTGAAGCCGAAAAAAGAAGACAGGCACAAGAAGAAGAAAAAAAGAGAAAAGAAAAGGAAGAGCGTCAGGCCAATGTTAAGCATAGAAAGAAGATCAATAACGAAGCTCTTAAGTGTTTAATGAAAATTGATGGCGTTTCTGAGTCTCTAGGAAAACAAATCATTGAGGCAGTTGCAAAAAATGAAATATCAAACGTCAAAATTCAATACTAACCATTACGACTCACGCCCATTTGTGGCCCTGTGCTGCTTATCGGGTGTGATCTGGTACATGGGGATAAGACTAGTAATTTATTTAGTAGGGTAGGAAGGGGTTAAACTTTGGTTAATTTTAATGATCTATATACACAATATGAAGAGTGGTTCCTTGGGAGAGTGAGCAAGCGAAGCTGCAAGCCAAGTCAGTTTGTAACGACTTCTATAATCAGCTAATTGGGAAAATTGAGCTTAATGATCTGCACAAGTTAAATTTAGATAAGCTTACAAGAGAAAATCAGGAGCTTAAAAAACAGATTAACCATGATGAACAAGTGAAAGCATTAAGAATTAAAAAGAGCCAAATGAAAATTCTGAGGTACTTAAAATGAACAATAATCAAACCTTAATCATAATAATTAGCTTTATTGCCAGCTACTCAGTTTTAATAATTGGAGTTACTTGCTCAATAAAGAACGCATTGAACGGAAAGTGTAATGAGTAAAAAGCAAGATGAAGGAATAGATAAAATTCTTTCAATCCTAACCAGAATCGGAGTCGATAGCGAAAGCGAAGAAGGTTTCGAGTTAATAGAAAGAGTTCGTGATGAGCTTGTTAGTATGGGGGAGTGATGGGAGAGTATATGTTTAGAGAGGATATAGAATCATGAGCCATTTAGAGATTGTTAAAGAGGTTTTACACGAGAAATTTAAAGGCAAGAGTGTTAACCCTGATAATAACGGTTGCCTCTATCGAAACGAAAACGGCAAAAGGTGCGTTGTGGGATGCTTTATCCCGGATGATAGCCCTATTTTTGATAATCACAACCAAGATGAAGCTATTGTTATTGAAGACTGGGGCTTGGCTAACCGTATGCCGCTAACGATGAAAGGGCTTCAAAAATGGCAAGAGATACACGACACGTTAGATCAATCAAAATCTGTGAATGAACAAAGAGACATATTAATTAACGCATATACGGAGCTAGAAGAAAGGTATCTTAACAAAAGCTTCAATGGAAAATTATGAAAGGGCCTAAAGATATTTTAAGAGCATATCAAGGTAAAAAATAATCCCATAACGGGAACCCCCGTCTTAATGTAACCAAAATGGTTGTGTTTGTTGTTGTTGACGGGGGTATTTTTTTACATAAAACAATGACTTAACGCAAAAGGAAATGAAATAGCATGAACACTCAGTTACTTTCTCCGATTCAATTACGAAAGATCATGGAGAATGACGCTATGAGTGTATTTATTACTTATGCGACTCGTACTAAATGTAAAAAGTGTGGGAGCAAAAAATTTTTTCAAGTTGAAGATGAAGATGATGGCCACAATATTCCTCAGTGTGCAAAGTGCTTCGTGGGGAAACCTCTTCTTTATCGGGTAGGTTTTTCTATTCCTGAATTGGGGACGAATCGATTTAAGAAAGTCTTCAAATCAAAAAACGAAGTTGGGGAAAGATTAGATACTTTAACCAAGGCCAAGAATTACAAATCATTTATTGAAAACAAGCTAAAAAAAGAAGGCCTTAATTTTGATCCAAGAGAAATTGGAACAGAGAGCGAAAGGAAAATCTTTGTAATCGAGTTTCTTTCTCAAGAGTATGTTAAGTATCAGTACAAACGACTCAAGAAAGAACAAATAACCCCAGGTGGGCTTGCCAAAAAACTAGGAATTTTAAAAAACCAAGTTATCCCCATTTTTGGGAAATGTAATGTGAAACAAATCAATCACTCATTAGTTGAAAGATATCTAATGAACGCAGTTGTTTCCGACTCAATGTATAATGAAATTATCAAAGAGCTTAGAGCAATACTGAATTTTGCAGCTGTAAACACTTTGATTCAAGCAGTTCCGCCACTTCCAAAGCTTCAAAGGCAAAAGACTTTTAAGGTTGAGGATTTCTATACAGAGGCCGAAAGAAATCTGGTCATAGGAAATATTAAGAAGAGATCCCATCAAATCGCTATTCTTATGCTTACTCACTATGTCGCAAGGCAGTCAGAGATAAGATGCTTAAGGTGGAAAGATATCAATTTTAAATACGAGACAATCTCTTTTAGCCGTCATATTTCAGAAGGTAAGGGGTTAGCTAGGACTCAAGAGCTAGACGGCCTAAAATCGTCACCAGAGGCCAAGTTAATTTATCCTTTCTTCCCAGGTTTAAGAGAAATGTTAATCGAAATGACTCCAAGTCTTAGCGGTGAGGATCTTGTTTTTCAAGGTCGTGGTGGAAACTATCTTGGTAAGAATGTTCTATGGAGCGCATGGACAAGATCAGTAGATGATTTAATTGAAAAGAAACAACTAAACAAAAAAGTTGATTTACATAGAGGTACGAGAAGTTCAACTCTGAGTATCTTGCTTGAGAAAGGTCACTCAATGCAAGAGTTGAATGAATTGTATGGTGGTAATTTACGGACGATGGAAAAACACTATGCTAAACGCAAGATGCAAAATGTAGTTTCCATTTTTGAAAAGGGAGTGTAG